TCGAGGTCAAATTCGGTGCCCAGCTTGTCGCCGGTGCCCAGCCCTTCGTCCAAGAGGATTTCGATTGCCTCGATATGGACCTGTAGAGCTTGCGTGTAATAGCGCAGCGTCCGGTCCTGCACGCCGCCCGCCGAAGGCTCTTGCCCGACGCCGACCAGAAATGACGGAACATGGTAGGTGCTGCAAATGACCTCAGCGGTCCACTTTAGCTGCTCGATCATCTGGGAATCGACCGGGTCGACAGTCAACGGCGTGAAAGACATTCCATCGCCCAAAACGGCGATCCGACCAGCGTTATTCCCGCTGTAATTCGTCTCCCATGTCTCTTTGAGCCGGGCCGCGTTATCGGGATCGATGCGTCCAGGCGCGACCAGAAGCCCGCCGGGCTTCGACGCATTGGCGAAGAAATTGGCGCTGTTTTCTTGTATCCTTAGGCCTTGGGTCGCCGCTAGACCGGACGCGAAAATCGGCGACAGACCGACCAGCGGATGGAAAAGGCAGTTGAACCTGTCGTGGATGATTTCCGACGCCGGAACCATCACAACGTCCTGTTCGATCCCCGCGATATTGTCAGTCCGCAGTTCGTAGAAAATGCTGCCATCCGGTGCGATCATCGGACGGGTGCGACAGGGGTCCAGAACATAAAGCGCGGTCACAACATTGCGATTGTCGCGCTTTTTCAGGACGTAGGTGTTACCGCGCGAGAGTTTCGACAGCACCCACGATTCGAAAAACTGGATGCGGGTCTGAAAGTGATTGGGCTTCCGCAATACCGGCGAATAGGCGGCGTTGGTCGTTTCCTCCCAGATGCCGTCTTTGGTCTGGCGGACCAGCTTCACGCGCAGCTTGGCAATGTCGCTGGCGATCAACGTCATGCACGCAAAAACCGCCGAATTAGCGAGCACGGATTCATGATTGACTTCGACGTTGCGCTGCCAGTTGCCCGTCGCCGCTTCCAGAATGCGATACCAGCCCCGATTATCAGGCGGCGACAGGTTCGCCTTAGTGCGCGGCGCAAGACCAGCAGAGAGGACAGACAGGGCACGATCAAGCACGATAAGCACCCCTATGAATGATGGCGGCGAAGGCGATGCAGGCCATGCCGGCCGCGATCAGCGTCCACGCCGTGCCGACGAGCAAGTAAATGCCCGAGAGGATGAGGCCAGCGCCGATCAGCGCGATCAGCAGCATGGCAAGAATTTCGGTCATCAACCGGCCGCGAGCTTTTCGCGCAGCACGTCGGCCGACCAGCCGGGGAACGGCTTCTTGCCGAACTTCACTTCATATTCGGCGCGAAGGGCGGGGCGATCGTCGGTTTCGGCAGGCTCAACCTTCGATCCGCTCGGAAGGTCAACGAGATCAGGACCGCGATTGCCGACGATTTTGAGGCCATCGGCGGGGGTCGTCTGGGCAGGCGTGTCAGCGGCCACCATGTCGCGCGTCGCATAGCGGGCCTTGCCGATGCCGATCAGCAGACGCGCATCGCGATCATGCCGCGCCTCGAACGGGTCGCCAGCGGTCAGGCGGCGCGTGCCGTATTTCAGCTTCTTCGTGGCGATCATGTCGACCATTTGTGTTCTCCAAACAGGAAAAGAGGCGAGGCCGAAGCCCCGCCTCTCTCATTTGCGTTAGCTGACGTTGACCGCGCCGCCCCAGGCAACGCCCGTCAGATAGGCGACGGCCGAAGCGCGACGACGCTTCCAGTTCAGGATGCGCTCGGCGCGGAGTGCGACGAGGTTGTTCTGGAACAGCGAGACCAGCGAAGCGCCAGTGCCCGCCGCGCCGTCCTGCGTGAAGCCGCTGTCCAGCATTTCCAGCGAGGCCTCGCGGCTCATGTCGACCTGCACACCGCCTTCGTCGCCGAAGTAGATGTCCGAGGCATTGACCAGCGCCACGGTGTCTTCCGCATATTCCGAGACGATCGCAGGCAGACCCATGAAGGTGCCGCCGTTCATGCTCATGTCGGGGAATTCCCGCTGGCCCAGCGCATTGACCATCAGCGACAGCGCGAGCGCGTTGTTCGCCGACATGATCCAGACGCCCGACGACAGCGGGTTGTTGGCCGCGATGAACTTGGCCATGACCGAGCGGGCATCCATGCGGATGTCGTCGGCATCGCCAGTGCCCGAAGCCGCGATGGCTTCGGCGCCATTGGTGATCGAAGCAGGCTTGACGTTCAGCGTGCCGGCGTTTGCCGGGTCGATGAACGCCACGTCGAGACCCGCAGCGATCGCGTCGCGGAGAGCATCGCGGACGATGCCTTCCGAGCTGGGATTGGAACTGCGGATATTCTCTTCGGTCAGGACCGCGATATTCGCGATCTTGAGCGGTTCGAGCGTCGAGCGATCGAACCCGAAGCTGGTCAGCGGCTTGGGCTTGCCCTCGCCGACCCAGTAGGCAGCACCGCCGCCGGTCTGGGTGATCAGCGGTTCGCGGAACGGCACGGCGCGAAGCGACGGGATGCCGCCATTGCCGAACCGGCCGAGAATGGTCGCCGGACGCAGGTATTCGACGAAATCAGCAACGGCGCCCGTTTCATCGCCGACCAGATTGGCCGCCCAGTTGCCCGAGACCGTGGAGCCAGGCGTGACTGCGGCCTTGATCATGGCAAAGACGTTGCTGTCCTCGCCATACATGCGCTGCGCGACGGCAAGCGCGGGCTCGCTGTCCAGACGCGAGATGGCCTTGACCTTCGCGAAACGCGCGAACTCGATACCGGCCGCGAGCTTGGGCTGGGTTTTGACCTCGATGCGATGACCGGCGCGCGAGCGGGCCGCGTCGTCGGCGTTCTGGCCTTCAGCGGGGACGGCCTTCTTCTTGTCTTCCTCGACCTTCGCCTTGGCGGTCTTTTCCATCGCGCGCAGACGCACGAGATGCTTGTCGACAGCCTCGATGTCGGCCTGATTGTTGTCGAAGTTCTCTTCCTGCTCGGCGTCGAGGTTCGAGCCGCTTTCGGCCGCCTTGGCCATGATGGCCTCATTGGCAGCAACGAGGGCCGCGCGCTTCTCTTCGAAGGCGCGAATCTGCTCTGCATAATCCATTGAAAATGTCCATCTTGCCCCGCCAAGGCGAGGTCTGGGAAACCGGCGTCATCACGACGCGGGACCGTGGTAGGGTTACTTGGTCCGCTTGATTTCGCGGATCACGAAGGGCGCCGTCGATGCTTTGACTGGCTCATCCAGCCGCACGACACGGCCCTTCTTGCTCTGGGGAGCGAGCGTGTCGCGCTGCGGAATTTCGGGGTCGGCATTGTCGCCGAAGATCAAGGCTCGCGCGTCGTCGGAAAGGTTGAGCGATTTCGCCATTTGCAGGGCGTTCGGGTTTGCGGGGACGGCGACCAGCGAGCATTCGTAGAGGATTGCCCGGAGGAAGCGCAGGCCGCCGGTTTTCATCGGTTCGACGCTATCATGATCGGACGAAAATCCGACACTTACGGCCCGCAGGACGCCAGCCTCAACTGCTGCACGGATTTCGTCCAGCCGCTCGGAGATGCCCTTCGGCAGAAGATTGAGGCGGCCGATAAGTTTCTTGCCTTCAACCTTCACGTCGGTCCAATGGCCGATCACGAATTTGTGGTCGTGGCCAAAGAGCGCGATGGGGTTCTTCTTGAAGTTCTTCAGGTCCCACCCAGCGGCCTCGATCACGTCACCCATGCGATCGACGGATTCGTCGCTCATCACATAGACGAGCGGATCGTCACCCGCTGGTGAGGCGAGTGCCTTTTTGATCAGTTCGGTCATGGATTGCTCCAGATTTAGACGATAAGGATTTCGTAGGTCGGCGCCGTTCGGGCCACCGGGTTACGCGCCATCAACATGACGGCGTTGAACTTCGCCGAGAGCGGGTCGATTTTCGCCGATCCGGCCGCCTGTTTCGTGATGAGCACCGCGCTGCCCTTCATTTCGATCTTAGCGTTTCCGACGCACCAATCCATCAAGGGCTGATCGGCGTGCAGAAGCGTGCCGTCCTTCAGTTTGCGCTCGGCTCCCTTGATCGCGCCATTCAAACGATAACCTTGCTGCACCGCGACGACGCATTGTTCGCCCAGTTCCAGCTTCGACAACTCTTCGACGATCGCGGCTATCCCGGCCGCGTCCACCCCGACACCCGCGACCTCGGGCAGCAGACCCGCGTCGTTTATGCGCTCGACCACCTGCGCAACTTCAATGATGTCCTGCGTCGGGTCTGCGCAGATGGTCAGGTCGCCGTCTTTCTCGAAATCGAGAAGGGTAGCAGCGATGTCCTTGCGTCGGACCAGCACGTCATTGTGAGCCCATGCATGGGACCACGACAGCCAGCGGTTTGTCTCTTTCTCGCGGCCGATCGCGGTCAGGCCCAAAAGGTCGTCGAGGCCGCCGCCGTCGATTCCGACGACAATCACCTCGCATCGCTCAACCAGGTCGTCCAGCGACCGCAGCGATTTGTCCGCCGCCTGTTTCCAATATCGGGCACCGGCCCATCCACCGCTGTGTAACGCAAGGCCGATCTGGACATTCAGATGCTGCGAAGCCCAGCGCCGTTCCTCTTCCTCGCCCTTTTCCTTGGCGACCTGATATTCGGCAATCAAGCGATCGAGGGTGATCGAGCGCCCAAGGTTCGGCAGCACCATCGGCCAATTCTTCGGATCGGCCCAAGGCTTGTCCTCGTCGACCTGCATGGCCTCCGAGAATTCATAGAGCATCGGCAGCAAGCGGACGTTCTGCGTTATCCTGCCGTCCCGGACCCCGCGAGCATATTCCAGCTCCGACTTGAAAACCCCGGCAGGCGTCTCATCCGACTGCGTGGTGATCATGATCAGGAAGGCTTCCGGGTTGGCGATCATGCCGCCCCGAAGTTGCCCAATGACACGCGATGCCGCGGCCATGCTTCCCATCAGGTGGATTTCGTCGATCAGGATGCCGGCGGGTTTCGATCCCGTCGCCACCTTCATGTCGAAGGTCTTGATTTTCAACTTCGCCTTGTTGAGGCGGTCGAAGATCGTCTTTCTGTGCTCCTGTATCAGGAACCGCTTTTGCAAATATCCGTCCGGGTCCGCGTCGATCATACCAGACGCTTGCTGGAACGCCGTATCTGCAACCTCTTGTGTCGGGCCGACCAGCACAAACTCTGCTCGCGGCCTCTTGTTCATCAACAGGGCCGTGATCATGATCCCGGCGCCATCGGTCGTCTTCGAATTCTTCTTCGGAACAAGTTCGAAGACTTCTTGCACCCGGCGCGATCCGTCCGGCTGCACCGACCCGAATATCGCCCGCACGATGTCGGGCGACCACCCTTCGCCATTTTCCGACAGCGCCGGCTGCCCAGGAACGTCAGGCAATCTCAGGCGGCTGAATATCGCAACGGCCCGATCCGCTTCGGCCTTATCGAGCGGAAGGTCGGGAAGGAGCGAACGGCGCTCCCTCAATCGCGCTTCCCAGTCGGGGCACGCGAAATTCCACTCCTTCACTGAAGCAGGCCGTCCCAGCCGCTTTCTTCATGGCCGACCGCGGCGTCGATCTGGGCCTGCTCCTTCTTGCCCCGCTTCGGTTCCGCCTTGGTCCGAGGCGCTTTCGGCGGGATCGCGCCCGCCAGTTCAAGAAATTTGTTCTGCGCCGGCACGCTTCCGCCAATTGCCGACCTGTAGCGGGCCAACATGACCGAAGCCGTTTTCTTCGCCACGGCAACTTCCAGTTCTACGGAAAAATGCCGCTTCAAAGTTTCGTAATGGATGTCCAGCGCCGCAGCGATGGCTTCAAGGCCCATCCCCTGCGCCCGCAGAATTTGAACCTTTTCGCGGTCCTCGTCCGTCGGTTGATAGGAGGGACGGCCTCGACCTTTTTTCGTGGTCATGGCTCAGATTCGTCCAATCTCGATTAAAAAATCTGTGTGAGAGCCGGACCGGTGAGGGAGCGAAAGGCTCCTTTCCATCCTCAAGGTCCCCCCCGGGGTCATGCGATCAGCCGCAGTTGGCCCATCGGTCGGTCGGCCTTTGCGATGTTGCACCTGCGGCAAGCACAGGCGGTGTTACGCCTCGAATGCTCACCACCTGCGGCAAGCGGAATTATGTGATCGAGTTCGGGGGCATTGGCTTCGAATGTCCCTCTGAGCCGTTGTGGCGTTCGGCACCCGCAAAGGTGGCAGTGCCATCTGTCGCGTTCGAATACGGCGATGGGATCGAACCGCTCGGTCCTCGCTGTCTTCATCCTCATCCGTCGGCGCGCCTTCTGTTCAGCCTTCGCCGCCCGTCCTGATGAGGACTTCCTGTTACGTGCCTTTGCCTGCTTGGCCGAAGCGCTGCGACAGGGCTCGCATCGGGTGACCCATTTGCGGCGTCCCTCGATAACGACACCGCATTCTTTGCATCTCGGCTCAGGCGGGGCCTTCGGCTCTGGGGTTGGCTTGTCAGCCTTGCGAGCCGCCTTCGCCCATCTCGCGAACTGAGCCTTGGCTTCGGTCACCAGCCTAGTCTTCGCCCCATTAATGCGGATCAATTCAAACCCACATGCCCTTGAGCAGCAAAGGCCTGCGTCTCGGCCCTTCGTCCTCCGCGAAAACTGCGCATCGCAAACCACGCAAGAAAGGACGGGCGGCGGCGGGACTGCCGGTGCAATTCCCTTTTCGCCCCTCGGAACCCTTGGCACGATCCCGAGCCGGATGTTCCTCGCGGCGTTCGAGCAGTCCGCTGAGCAGAACCGCGGTCGGGTTGTGGCTTCTCCGCAGTGCTCGCAGGGCGTCGGGGCCATGCGGCGCTTTGGCACGGTCCGGCTCGGTGGCCAGTAGCCTGCACCGTAACGCTTGGCGCTAGCCGCTGACCGTCGAGCTTTGACGCACGATTCCGAGCAACATCCTTTTCGGTCGCCCATCTCTCCCCATCGGAAAGTGAACTCGACGCCGCATTGCTTGCACGCGCGAACGTGACTATTGGCCGTATCAGCCATTCGATGCTCCAATCATCGCTGTGGTGAGGGCCGGGGCGCTGCGACTAACAGCGTGACCGGCCCGAATTATTCAGATCCCAATGTCGCCTTGCTCAAGGCGCTGCTTGGCTGAGTTGTGGCACGGCGCACAAAGCGTCTC